GAAGGTTTCATCACTGCCACCAGGTAACTTAATCAAAACACCATCAGTATTGGACTGAATGATTTGACAATGTGGTTCAAGGTGTTCAATTAAGTCAAGCAATAACAACTGTCCATAAATACAAACCCTGTTTGCTTGTAGTGGATCATAAAGTGCATTATTCTTGTCCTTCATAACTCCATAAGTGGAATTCAAAACCAGTTTCAATGGTGCTTGTAGTGGATTCTTTTCTGCCTTGTATTTAAGCCTTGTATGATAAATTTCTTCATACTTCTTTGGATCTTTCATGTTCCTACTATGCAGGTTATATTGAATCATCAGGGAAGGGTATAGACTGGCAACATCCATATTCAGGAAATGACCTTCACCATGGTATTTATCCAATGCTCCATGCACTCCACCCCAACCAAACTGGTGTGGTACTCCTGCAATTACAATGTCAAGCATATTTTTCTTGCCATTCTTTTCATAACACCTGTTATCAGGATTTTTGTACCAGTTCACCACATCAATATATTTTTTGATTCGCATAGTATCAGGAAAATCAATGTCAAATTCATCATCATGTGGTTTTTGTGTTGCTTCAAGGATAATGGCTGAAAGCTGTGGTTTTGTCTTGCTTATTAGTGATAAATCAAATGGTTTTCCTTCACAAGCCAATTTCACCAATCCCCTGTGTGCTTCAAAGTCATCTTTTCGGTGCAGGAAGATTTCAATTGTCTGTTCAACATCATGCCTACAATACTTGACTGTTTCTTCAATTTCTTTTTGTGTCAACTTTCTGTCTATATCAAAAGGAACACTGGATTCTTTGATGTTGTTTCCCATAAAGCCTTCAAAGGTTTTTAATCCTCTGTCAATGTTGGTCATTACATCATAGTTGTTCAATTTAATCTTTCTGAGAAGGCTGCTGAACTTCCATCCTGGATTGCCTTTGACAATGATATAATCGTTGATTTTCTTTGGATTGAACCCACAAAGAATACCCTTGAAAATATACTGGTCATAGTGCCTGGAATTGAATCCAACCCAAATTTCATTGATATTTTCCTGATGAAGTTTTTCTAATTCTTCAACATCGTTTATGATGATGTGTTCTTTTTTCTTGGTCATATCAATGACTACAGCCAACCAATCTTCCTTGAATACTTCAAAGTCATAGAATAAAATATCAATCATCCCTTTCTTGAAAATGTTCAAGGGAAGAAATACCCTTCCCTTGAACTTAAACTACTTTTAATCTTCCAGTGAATATACTTCTGTGATTTCATAAGTGCTGAAATCTTTCTTTCCTTTACCATACTTCAAGGCAAATTCAAAGTTGTTGTCAATTGCTTCAAACACATCCATCAGAAGTTCTGAATACTGCTTGTAAGAAACAAATTCAATTTCAGGTACATCAGCTTCTTCCGTCATCTTTCTAAGAAGTTCATTGACAATGTGAATTTGGAATCCCTGAGTGATAACCTGGTTCATGAAGATCATGCTGCCTGTATATTCACCACTCACAATCTTAAACCAAATGCTAACCATAGGATCACCCTTCTTGGATGCCACCATTTCCAACTTGTTCACTTCAACTTCATAATTTCCATGTGGTACTTCTCTGTAATTTCCACTGCCATTTTCTGCTGCTTCCTTTACATCTGCTGCAAGTCCTTCAACATCAATTTCTTTATCCCATGTACTAAAAATATCTTTTGCCATAATTGTTTACCTATCCTTTCTTAATTAAATACTGCAATAGTCAATTGCATTGCCTGATCTTCATTGAATCCTACTGCCAAGAACTGGTCATACTGCATTTTTGCAAGTTTAGCAGTATCAGTAACCTGTTCTTTCATTTCCTGCACCTTGTTCTTTTCAACTGGTTTCATGCCATTTTTCATTGCATCCATCAGGATTGCCTTAAAAAGTTCATCCATTATTCTTCTCTCCTTTTTCTTGTTCTCTTTTTAGGTTCTTCTTTCACTTCTTCCTTTTCAGGTTCTTCACCATCATCAGTTTCAGATTCTTTAACTTCTTCTGTTGTTTCAGGTTCAGCAGGCTTTTCTTCAACCTTTTTCTTTGTCCTTGCTTTTGGTTCTTCTTCCTTCAATTTGCTTGCTACCTGTTTGTTTGCTTCATCATACACTGCAAGAAATTCATTGAAATCAAGATCAATTTCATTAACGGATGCCATCAATCTTCCACCGCCGAAGATGACTTCATTTGTCTTGAATGAAAGAACTCTTTTGTTGTCATCAGCAACAACCCTTGCCACAATATCCACCATACCTGCAACCTTATTTGCTGCCTTATCCTGCAAGTTTGGTTTGATTGCTGTGATTTTATCTCCACCTTTTTTGGTGATGTCCTTGCTTGTGTCTTCGTGGGAAATCAGGATGATATTTTCATAATCCAGTGCCATCAGTCTTTTAAGTGTTGACAGAAATTCTGTTCTAACCTTATCCCATGCCCTGAATGAATCATCAGATTCATGTGTAATGCCCATTTGGTCATACATATACAATCTGCAATATTCATAAGTGTCTTCAAGCAGGTCAACAATGATGGTTTTGAAATCATTTTCTTTCTTTTCAAGTTCAGTAATAACATCTTTGAAAATCTGCCAAGCAAGTGTTCTGTTTGTCATTCTTCCTGTGACCTTTACTTCATCCTTGATACTGATATAAGGTGCATCCACAAACTTGATGTTTCCATCAGTGTTCAACATGAGTGGATCAGGGAACTTGTTCGCAAATGTGGTCTTTCCTGAAAATGGTGAGCCATAAAGCCAAACAACTCTTTTTTCCACCTTCTCAATATTTCTTCTTTCATTTTTTGGTAATAACATATAATCTTCTCCCTTCTGGCAATAGCCACTGTATTCACAATAGTTGCAGAACCAATTTGGTTCTTTTGGGAAGTCTTGTGCTTCAATGACTCCCTTCACTGAAATCAGATATTCAATAACTTTTTTATGGTCATATTCAATCTGCATCAGCTTTGGTTCAGTAGTTTTCAGTTCTTCCAGTAATCTTTTTCTGAACTGCTGAATGTCTTCTGTTTTTTTCTGTTTAATATTCACCTTTGGAACAAATAAGAAGTACATATTCCTGATGAACTTTCCTGGATTAAGCAGTTCAAAAAAGTATTTATACAAATGCAACTGCCTTGAATCCTTGTAATTATTCAAATGATTTGAATACTTGAAATCATACAGATCATATTGATTGGGTAATTCAACACCCCTTTCAAAGACTGTTGCAGGTGCAAGCAAATCAATAAATCCAATGAAATGTTCATTTTCAAGTTTTACTTCAAATTCACCTTTTGGAATTGCTGCTTTCGCTTTCGGTATCAAACATTCCAATTTCATTGCTTCATTGATGTGGTTATCTGTAATAATTGGATAACTCATGAAATATTGATTGATTGCAGTTTGAACATCCTTTTCAATTCCTGTGTGAAGTGCTGTTCCAAGTATCAGTGCATTTTGTGGATCATCATTTGGAATAGTTTTGAGTTTTTCCAGGTATCGCAAATTGTACTTGTATTTGCAGCTTTCAAATGTTTCAATCCTTGAATGTGAAGTCTGCATTCCTTATCACCCCCTTCCTAAACTTTTTGAATTTATTTCATCTACCACTTGCATTGCTGCATTAGGTTTTGAGTTCTGCAAGTGTTCGATAACTTTTTTGAACTCATTGAACTGATTTGGATATAAAATCATTCCAAAACCACCACTTTCAATGATTTTTCTGATATTGTACTTTTGAAGTTCGGATGCTTTTCCATTTGGTGCTTTCACTTCGATTGCCACAAAATAACCATTGCAACAAACAAGCAAATCAGGAATTCCAGTCTTTGTGAATGCAGCACCTGCCCAATATTTGATGAACCAACATCTCTTTTCTTCAAGGTATTTTTTCAACCTGTTTTCAAAGTTCTTTTCTGCTGCCATATCATCCACCTAATGTTGGATTGATACATTCCCATTCATAATCATCAAATTGAATTTCTACATCTTTGATAATCTCACCTTTTACAATCTCAATATCTTGATTGAATTCCATACCTCTTTCAAAACCTAAGATTTTGAAATCAATATTGTATTTCTTGCTAATTTCTACCAAATCTTGTGTAATGATTCGCCATGCAAATTTTGTGTCTAAACAAATGATTGGATCAGGTTCACCTTCTTCTCTTTCAAGTTCATCCAAGTAAACATCCATGTATTCAACAAATCCTCTTTTCGTTCCTTCTATCCATGCACTACCTTCAAAAGTAATGTTGTTCCATTCATTAGGTTCTAATGATTCCTGGTCTTCACCTAAACAATTGACTGGTTTCAACCCATTAAAAATAAAATTTTCCAAGTCTTTCTTTTGTCCACGAACTTTCAAAGTTCCTTTGCACCAATTAGGCATTTTTTACTCCTTTCTATTTCACACTGAATCTGATGTAAGCAGATTTTCCTTTCACCTTCTTTGGGTAATCTTCCAAAATCTCTTTGTATGTTTCAGGCTCTTTTTCTTCAAATGCTTTAAGGTCAATAGTCACTGAATCTGCACCTGCTTCAACTCTTGTGATTTTTAAGTAGTCATTTTCAAGTGACTTGATTCCATATTCATCAAATGCCTTTTCAAGCTGTGTTTTTACTTTCTTTTCCTGATCTTCGATGGCTTTTTTTTGCTTTGATAAATCAGCAATTGATTTCATCACTGCAAGATATTTTTCATTAAACACCTGAATTTCTTCTTCATTAAACTTTTCACCATTTAGCAACATCAAATCATTCATTTTCATTCATCCTTTCTATAATCTTGATATTTTTAATAACCTTGTTACTGTAATTGCTTTGGAAAATCTCTTGTTCCCATAGTCGGCTTGCACCTGTTTCACCCATGTTGTAAGCCATCAACACCAGGTTTGGTTCTTCATACTTTTCAAACAGATTTCTTAATATATAAAGTCCTGCCTGGACATTTTGATATGGATCTAAATAATCATTAAATCCAAACTTCTTTGATAACCATTCATGATTGATTTTGTTGATCTGCATCAATCCAAAATCATTGGTTTTACTGATGATGTCCACCTGAAAGCTGCTTTCTGTCTTAATCAATCCCATTACAAAGTTGAAATCCATTTCATAGGCTTCACATAAGTAATAGATATAAGCCTGAATTTCTGCATCCAGTGGAATATCAAGTGGTATGAAATCCTTGTTTTTCACATAGACTGGTGCTTCATCTTTTACTGGAACATTTACTTCAACTGTTCCATAGATGATTTTTGCTTTTGGTTCTTCTTTTGGAAGAAATCTTCCAACCATAAATCCAAGAACCAATGTCACCAAGCATAATATGATGACCACCTTATTTGTTCGCTTGTTTCTTATGATTTTTCTTCCATAAGTTGTCTTGTTCTCTGAACAATTCATCTGTATAATCCTTTCTCATTTTTAGTGCTTCAAGCACATTTTCTTCTACACTTCCACTGCACATCATCAGGTAGTAAAAGCAAGGCTTTGACTGTCCGATTCTATGAATTCTCTTTTTTGACTGTTCAAACAGTTCACTTTTATCAGTAAGTGTGAAGTACACAATCTTATTTGCCTTTTGAAGATTCAATCCCATTGCACCTGCCTGATATTGAACCAATGTCACTGAATTATCTTCTGTTTCGTATGCTGTAAGATCCTTGACTGCTCCATTTACTTCTGAAATTGGTTTTTCAAGTTCTTGAAGTATGTTCCTTAAAATTAGCAGTTCAGCATTGAAATTGTAGAAAACAATCAATCTGTCTTGTGTACTTTGAACCAAGTCTTTGAAGGCTTGAATTTTTTCTTTACTGTATTGACCACATAACTGTCTTAAATGCAGTCTTTTTGTAAGTGAAGTATCACCAACCAATTCATCCCCTTCAACTGTGATGAAACAATCCCTGTTGAATTTCCTGTATTCTTTTGAACTGTTCACTTTTAGTTCAATGAATGTCTGTTCAGGAAGTTCAAAACATTCTTCTGTTTTCATAAAGATTGCCCCATGCTGCCTTAATTTTGATTTGAGCCTATCAACATTTTTATATGGTTCTTCTTTGTTGACCTGCCACAATGGAAAGTCACCAATTTCAATCTTTTCCCAGTTCACATATTGCTTGTTGTATAGTTCTTTTGAAATTTTCCATCCAAGCAAGTGAATCTGTGTCCATAAATTTTCATACTTGCCTGCTGTTGGTGTTCCTGAAAGTAAAATCACATTATCAGGCTTCATTTTCAGTACAAATTTTGACCTTTTAGCCTTGTCATTTTGTATGATAGAGCTTTCATCAAGCATCAATGTGAGATGCTCTAATTCAAGCAATTCAGGTCTTCTGAACATCAAGTCATAGTTGATTATTCCTATTGATGGAACATCAGGATGAATCTTGTCATTCAGGAAATTGAAGAAATCTTTTTTATTGGTTAGGTCATACAGTCTGCATTCATAATGTTCATTGAAGTGATTGAACCAGTCTTGAACTTTTGATTTCTGACAAACTGTCAAATTAACCTTGCTTCCAAGTTCCTTCATTTTTTCTGAACCAACATAAGTTTTGCCCAAACCCATTTCAGTCTAAGTAATATGCTACTTTATTTTGATTATTTGATTGTTCTAATGCCTTTTGTTGATGCTCATAAAGTTGAATATTACTCATTTAATTATCACCACCTTTTATATTTGGAAGATTTGAAATGAATCTTCCAACATTTATACAATGTTTTATATTTTCACTTTGAGTACACCATTCAAGATTTTTAACATTATTGTTTGATCTATTACAATCAATATGATTCACATTTGGCTTATTTTCAGGATTTGGAATAAATGCTTCTGCTACTAATCTGTGAATATACTTTTTAGAACACTTACCATCTTTGCTATAAAGATTTACTTTTCTATATCCTGACTTATTTGAGTAATCCTTTAATTGTTTTTTCCTTCTTGAACAACTCTGAACAATTGAATAAACATTACCTTGAGAATCAATTTCATAAAGTCCTTCATATCCAATTACTGCAACCCTTGAAGAATCTTTTGATTGTTCCAATGCTAATTTTTGATGTTCATAAAGCTGCATATCATCACCAACTTTCTACATTCGTATGGTGCAATTTACATATTCAGCAAATTTCTTTGGACTGATATGGTATGACCACTTTGTTTTGTTTCTGACTGCAAATCCAAATGATGCAACACCTGTTTGAAGGGCAACCCTTAAAAATTGTTCACTTTTTCCAAGTGCCTTTGCTGCCTTTTCAATGCTGATGTTCTTCAATCCTGTTTCAGTCCTATCATTTGCAGGTACTTCACTGTTAAGCCATTCAACTGTGCAATCAAGCACTTCTGCAATTTGATTCTGAACATCCAACTTTGGAACATTCTTTCCTGAAAGGTACTGACTGACACTTGATTTCCCTTTTCCAATTCTTGCTGCCAATTCAGCTTGAGAAATTTCCCTTTCATCTATTGCCTGTTTTAATCTGCTTGCAAAACTCATTTTTCAATTCTCCTCTCTATATTCTTAAAAGTTCAATTCTATTGAACTTCAAGGGTAAAAAAATAAGACTGTATTTCATCAATTGAAATATTTAAGATCTGTGATGCTTTGCTGATTTCATCCTGCTTGAACATGATCTTATTATTCAGCTTCAATGAAACACTTCTTTCTGATAAACCCATCAATTCAGCAAATTTACCTTTTGTGCCACATACTTCAATAATCTTTCCATTTAACTTTGAATAGTTATAAGCCATGTAAATCTCTCCTTTCTTCGTTTATTTTAGTTCAATTCTCTTGAACTTGCATTTAGTATATACCCTTTCTTTTTTCTTGTCAATACTTTTCTTCAAAATTTTTGAACTTTTTTTCTTGTTTCTCTTGAACTTTAATTCAAAATCAGTTATACTGTTAGTAACAAAACAAGAAAGGGGATAAAATCATGAGTGAAAAATTAACCACATCTGATAGGTTAAAACAGATAATGAATGAACGGAATCTGAAACAAGTTGATATATTATCAAGATGCGAACCCTATTGTATAAAGTATAATGTTAAACTCAATAAAAATGATCTAAGTCAATATATTTCAGGTAAAGTCGTACCAGGACAAGATAAATTGACCATTCTATCAATGGCATTGAATGTAAATGAAGTTTGGCTGATGGGATATAATGTTCCATCTGAACAAGATGCACTTTGTAAAATGGAAAAGAATATAAGTGATGATGCCAATTTCAATTTGGAAATCCAAAATCACTATGGAAAAGTTGTTTTGGCTGCTGTCATTAAATTCCGTTTACTGGATGAAACAGATCAGATTAGAATATTGGAAAGAATGGAAATGTTATTGGAAGATGAAAAATACAAAGAATAAACTGTTCAAGGTGTTCAAGGTCTG